ATGATTGATGTCTTAGGGCCGGAGAAACGCAGACGGCGTACCACACAGGAAAAGATCGCAATTGTTCAGCAGAGCTTTGAACCGGGGATGACGGTCTCCCTCGTTGCCCGGCAACATGGTGTAGCAGCCAGCCAGTTATTTCTCTGGCGTAAGCAATACCAGGAAGGAAGTCTTACTGCTGTGGCCGCCGGAGAACAGGTTGTTCCTGCCTCTGAACTTGCTGCCGCCATGAAGCAGATTAAAGAACTCCAGCGCCTGCTCGGCAAGAAAACGATGGAAAATGAACTCCTCAAAGAAGCCGTTGAATATGGACGGGCAAAAAAGTGGATAGCGCACGCGCCCTTATTGCCCGGGGATGGGGAGTAAGCTTAGTCAGCCGTTGTCTCCGGGTGTCGCGTGCGCAGTTGCACGTCATTCTCAGACGAACCGATGACTGGATGGATGGCCGCCGCAGTCGTCACACTGATGATACGGATGTGCTTCTCCGTATACACCATGTTATCGGAGAGCTGCCCACGTATGGTTATCGTCGGGTATGGGCGCTGCTTCGCAGACAGGCAGAACTTGATGGTATGCCTGCGATCAATGCCAAACGTGTTTACCGGCTCATGCGCCAGAATGCGCTGTTGCTTGAGCGAAAACCTGCTGTACCGCCATCGAAACGGGCACATACAGGCAGAGTGGCCGTGAAAGAAAGCAATCAGCGATGGTGCTCTGACGGGTTCGAGTTCTGCTGTGATAACGGAGAGAGACTGCGTGTCACGTTCGCGCTGGACTGCTGTGATCGTGAGGCACTGCACTGGGCGGTGACTACCGGCGGCTTCAACAGTGAAACAGTACAGGATGTCATGCTGGGAGCGGTGGAACGCCGCTTCGGCAACGATCTTCCGTCGTCTCCAGTGGAGTGGCTGACGGATAATGGTTCATGCTACCGGGCTAATGAAACACGCCAGTTCGCCCGGATGTTGGGACTTGAACCGAAGAACACGGCGGTGCGGAGTCCGGAGAGTAACGGAATAGCAGAGAGCTTCGTGAAAACGATAAAGCGTGACTACATCAGTATCATGCCCAAACCAGACGGGTTAACGGCAGCAAAGAACCTTGCAGAGGCGTTCGAGCATTATAACGAATGGCATCCGCATAGTGCGCTGGGTTATCGCTCGCCACGGGAATATCTGCGGCAGCGGGCTTGTAATGGGTTAAGTGATAACAGATGTCTGGAAATATAGGGGCAAATCCAGTATAAGCCATTATCAAACCCACCCGTAGATAGGCTTTGTAATGGCTACTTCTTCAGAAATGATTCGATGAATTCACGTCGAGGATGACGATAGTTCAGAATATCTTCTGGCATCCTCATAAAGCGGTTGTTGCCGTCTTTGGCAGTAACAAAACAGCTGTGAACTCCGCAGACATCCGTTTTGATCGTGTCGCTATACTCAAAAAGCAACTGAGCCATCTTCTCTTGCCATTCTGGAGGCATAGCCTCCATGAATACTCGCGGCATCACGCAGAACGACGTATGCGTAAGACCAAACCACAGTTGCAGGTCTTTACGATATTCTTCATCCATCGTCTTTACCTTTGTTGCAATGATGAAGTGGTCAACAAAAACTGGCCACCGAGTTAGAGTTTTTCCAGTATCGATTTTCCGATTCGTTTGGGGGTAACCCACCGTTATATTCGTGCGGTCTTAGTGCACTGTAATATCCAACGATATAGTCCGTTATGGCGTGAGCTGCCTCGCTGAAGCTTACGTAACCCACCACCGGCATCCATTCGTTCTTCAGACTCCTGAAGAAGCGTTCCATTGGGCTGTTATCCCAGCAGTTTCCGCGCCGGCTCATACTCTGTCTGATCTGGTATCGCCACAATAACTGCCGGAACTGCCTGCTCGTATAATGACTGCCCTGATCGCTGTGGAACATCACCCCGCCGGGCTTACCACGGGTTTCCCATGCCATTTCCAGCGCTTTCATGGTGAGCCTGCTGTCCGGCGAGAACGACATGGCCCAGCCCACTGGTTTTCTTGCGAACAGGTCGAGAACAACGGCGAGGTACGCCCAGCGCTTACCCGTCCAGATATAGGTCACATCACCGCACCACACCTGATTTGGCTCGGTCACGGCGAACTGCCTTTCAAGGTAGTTAGGGATAGCAACATGTTCATGACCACCACGTTTATACCGGTGAGTCGGCTGCTGACAGCTGACCAGCCCCAGCTCTTTCATGAGCCTGCCAGCAAGCCAGCGTCCCATCTGGTAGCCTCTCCGGGTTGCCATTGTGGCGATGCTTCTTGCTCCGGCCGAACCGTGGCTGATGCCATGTAGCTCAAGTACCTGACTGCGTAATACAGCCCGTCTGCCGTCTGGTTTTTCAGGACGGTTTTTCCAGTATCTGTAGCTGCTGCGATGAACCCCGAACACATGGCAGAGTGTGACCACAGGATAATGCGCTCTGAGTTTCCCGATTATCGAGAACTGTTCAGGGAGTCTGACATCAAGAGCGCGGTAGCCTTTTTTAATATTTCATTCTCCATTTCAATGCGTTGTAGCTTTTTCCTGAGCTCACGGATTTCAATTTGTTCCGGGGTAATGGGGGAGGCTTTTGGTGTTTTGCCCTGACGCTCATCACGCAGTTGTTTGACCCATCTTGTCATTGTGGAAAGGCCAACATCCATAGCTTTGGCGGCATCTGCCACCGTGTATTTCTGGTCAACAACCAGTTGAGCGGATTCGCGTTTAAACTCTGCGCTAAAATTTCTTTTTTTCATTGGAGCACCTGTGTTGTTCTGAGGTGAGCATATCACCTCTGTTCAGGTGGCCAAATTCAGTGTGCCACTTCACAATGCAGGCTTGTCGTGTTGTGAGGTAAGGAGATTTATTCTTAGTGGGATCTTTGCGTGTTGCCTGAAGACGCCCTGTGCGTATCCAGTTAATGGCAGTCGGTCTGGATATCTTGAGAAAATGACAGGCCTCATCGAGTGTGAGGCTGTATGGCTCCATTATTTCACCTCTTGCTGTGACATTGTTGAGAAATGGATACCAGCTCGTTGCTGCCAGACGATCCAACCGAGAGTCATATCCCATGCCATGTATTCGTTATCGCCGTTTTTTGCTCTCCGACGATCTACTAAGTCACCAAAACGCTTTTCCATGAATAATTCATAAGCTTCGCGTTCATCTGGTTCTACTTCCAGAGATAGGAGTGCGATTTCATAAGCACGGCGCTCAATATCGTCTCGCACGTCAAGGCTGCTGATACGCTCTTTAATTTCTTTAATCAGTTCTTTGTCGGTAAAAGTGGTCATTATGCTCCAGCCTCCGGTGCTTTTGGCATTACTGCCCAGTGAGTGATATTGACGTTTTCAAGGTCCCCGACCTGAAATGTCCACTGCCATTCTCCGGTTTCTTTTTGTCCCCAGGTGTACCAGAGAGAACGCCAGCCAATTAGCCAGCCTTCTCCGTTAGCATCGAATAACAAAACACTTTCATTTGCTGGTGGCAGTTCAGTTGACACTGGTATTACTTTGTTTTCCTGTGCTGCACATTTAGCTTCAAGCTCATCGAATTTACGCACCAGGTATTCAGCATCTGTTTCATTTACTTTCTGAACCGCCCCGGGTTTCCTGGAGAGTGTTTTATCTGTGAACTCAGGCTGACAGATCATCGTTTCCGATGGAAGCATAATAAGCTTTTTCTGCTTCTGCCGGAGGGATGTGGCCCAGCCTTTCCAGCAATCGTCGATTGTTATACCAGTCCACCCACGTGAGTGTGGCCAGTTCCACTTCTGCACGGTTTTTCCAGCTCTTACGGTGTATTACCTCCGCTTTGTAAAGACCATTGATGCTCTCCGCCATCGCGTTGTCATACGAGTCGCCTGTACTTCCTGTTGATGCCAGTAATCCGGCTTCCTTAAGCCGCTGTGTGTAGGCCAGCGATACATACTGAGAACCTTTATCACTGTGATGGACCGTGCCGGACGGTCGACGGGCCCATAACGCCTGCTCCAGTGCATCCAGCACGAATGTCGTTTCCATGGACGATGAGACCCGCCACCCCACGATGTATCCGGCAAACACATCAATGATGAACGCCACATAGACGAAGCCCCGCCATGTGCTGACGTAAGTAAAATCAGCCACCCACAGCTGGTCAGGTCGTTCTGCCACGAACTGACGGTTTACGCGGTCGCCTGCGGCAACGGCTTTCCGGCTGATGGTCGTACGGACCTTTTTACCCCGGAGAACACCGGCAAGTCCCATAACCGCCATGAGACGTGCCACAGTGCATCTGGCCACTCTGATACCTTCCCGTAACAACTGACGCCAGACTTTACACCGTATACCTTGTGATTTTCATCGTATACGCGCTGTATCTCTTTCTTCAGCCAGTCATCGCGCTGCGCACGGGCACTGCGTTTATCCGGATGATGTCGCTGTTGCTGACAGTGGTAATACGTTGACGGGGCAATATGCAGTTCGCTGCATAGCGGTCCGCCCCCGTACTGCTCACGCAGCTTATCCAGCAGTGGCATCATTTTTTCCAGAGGCGGTCGAACTCCGCCTTCGCAAAATAAGCGGAAGCCTGGCGAAGGATATCGTTACTGCGGCGCAGTTCACGATTTTCACGCTCCAGCTCTTTCAGACGCTGACGTTCAGCGGTGGTGAGCCCTCCATCACCGCCCCCGGTATCCCGCTCATGCTGGCGAACCCAGACACGCAGAGTCTCCGGCGTACAGCCAATCTTTGGGGCAATGGAACAAATTGTCGCCCATTGTGAGTCATATTCGCCCTGACTTTCCAGAACCATACGGACTGCCCGTTGACGGACTTCGGGGGAAAAACGAGTATTTTTAGTCATCCTGTTTACCTCTTTCTCAGGAAGTTTAGTCTCCAGGATTCCCGGGGCGGTTCAGGATGTGTGATTGTCTTGATTTCATATCCATCATACGGGACGTCTGAGGTAGCCTGAGTTTAACGGACACTCCTTCCTGAAATAGAATGGCATCAGAAGGAGCTAATAATGAGCAGAAAAACCCAACGTTACTCTAAAGAGTTCAAAGCCGAAGCTGTCAGAACGGTTCTTGAAAATCAACTTTCGATCAGTGAAGGCGCTTCCCGATTATCTCTTCCTGAAGGCACTTTAGGACAATGGGTTACCGCCGCCAGAAAAGGGCTCGGTACTCCTGGTTCCCGCACGCTGGCTGAACTGGAATCTGAAATTCTGCAACTGCGTAAGGCGTTAAATGAAGCTCGCCTTGAGCGAGATATATTAAAAAAAGCAACAGCGTATTTTGCACAGGAGTCGCTGAAAAATACGCGTTAATCGAACAATGGCGACAACAATTTCCCATTGAAGCGATGTGTCAGGTATTTGGTGTATCCAGGAGCGGTTATTACAACTGGGTACAGCATGAACCCTCAGACAGAAAACAAAGTGATGAGCGGCTAAAACCGGAGATTAAGGTGGCACATATCCGCACTCGCGAAACATATGGAACCCGGCGGCTCCAGACGGAGCTGGCAGAGAATGGCATCATCGTTGGTCGTGACCGACTGGCACGTCTTCGTAAGGAGCTGAGGCTACGCTGTAAGCAGAAACGCAAGTTCAGAGCGACTACGAACCCGAACCACAATCTGCCAGTTGCGCCAAATCTGCTGAACCAGACGTTCGCTCCTACAGCACCAAATCAGGTCTGGGTGGCGGACCTGACGTATGTTGCCACACAGGAGGGATGGTTGTACCTCGCTGGCATCAAAGATGTTTATACGTGCGAAATTGTCGGCTACGCCATGGGAGAGCGCATGACAAAAGAGCTGACAGGTAAAGCCCTGTTTATGGCGCTCAGGAGCCAGCGCCCACCTGCCGGGCTAATCCACCACTCTGATCGAGGTTCACAGTACTGCGCATACGATTACCGGGTCATACAGGAGCAGTTTGGTCTGAAAACATCAATGTCGCGTAAAGGTAACTGTTACGACAACGCTCCGATGGAAAGCTTCTGGGGAACGCTGAAAAATGAGAGCCTGAGCCACTATCGTTTTAATAACCGGGATGAAGCCATCTCAGTAATACGGGAATACATTGAGATTTTCTACAATCGTCAGCGTCGTCACTCTCGTCTGGGGAATATCTCCCCGGCAGCCTTCAGGGAAAAATATCATCAGATGGCTGCTTAAAAAAAGAACAAATGGTAGTGTCCGCTATTGCCAGTACACCTCAGGGTGTTTGTCCACACCAAACCTGCCTACCGAAGCGACGGAATAAAAACAGCAGCGGTAAGGAAGATGAGAACCGACAGCAACAAGGCATGGAAGGGAGCGTTAAAGCGGGCAGGCATTAGCAACTTCCGCTTCCATGACCTGAGGCATACCTGGGCAAGCTGGCTGGTTCAGTCCGGTGTCTCTCTTCTTGCGCTTAAAGAGATGGGAGGATGGGAAACTCTCGAAATGGTTCAAAGATACGCCCACCTTTCAGCCGGGCATCTCACCGAGCACGCGAGCAAAATCGATGCGATTATAAGTCGCAATGGCACAAATACGGCACAAGAGGAGAACGTAGTTTACTTAAATGCGAGGTAACTTATTGATTTAAATGGTGCCGATAATAGGAGTCGAACCTACGACCTTCGCATTACGAATTATAAGAATCCGCTTGTAATTCAAAGGATTATCCCATCAACACTGCGCTCACACGTCCCACCACATCAAAACATGTAAAGCCTTGCAAGCCATTGTGAGGCCTTATGTGTCTCAGTTTTGTCTCATCAGACATAGCAAGTATCGATCAATTGAGACTTGGATGATAGACTTCATGCCTTTCAGAGCTCATTGATTAAATAAATGTTAAAGTTATTTGTAAAGTACACATCTATAGGTGTGCTGAACACACTTATACACTGGGTGGTTTTTGGTGTATGTATCTATACCGCACATACCAGTCAGGCTCTGGCAAACTTCACAGGTTTCGTAGTGGCTGTGAGCTTTAGCTTCTTCGCGAATGCAAGATTCACATTCAAAGCATCGACTACAGCGATGCGCTACATGTTATACGTGGGATTTATGGGAATATTGAGTGTGATTGTTGGTTGGGCAGCTGATAAATGCTCACTTCCTCCAATAGTCACTCTTATCACCTTCTCCGCCATCAGTCTGGTGTGCGGTTTCGTCTATTCAAAGTTCATTGTCTTTAGGGATGCGAAATGAAAATATCTCTTGTCGTTCCTGTCTTCAATGAAGAAGAAGCGATACCTGTTTTCTATAAAACGGTACGTGAATTCCAAGAGTTGAAGCCATATGAAGTAGAAATTGTATTCATAAATGACGGAAGTAAAGATGCCACAGAGTCAATTATTAACGCGCTGGCTGTTTCAGACCCGCTAGTTGTTCCGCTGTCATTTACACGCAACTTTGGTAAAGAACCAGCCTTATTTGCAGGGTTAGACCATGCAAGCGGCGATGCTGTAATTCCTATTGATGTCGACCTGCAAGACCCAATTGAGGTTATCCCTCATCTTATTGAAAAGTGGCAGGCAGGTGCTGAGATGGTGCTTGCTAAACGTTCAGACCGCTCAACTGATGGACGACTGAAACGTAAGACAGCTGAGTGGTTCTATAAATTACACAACAAAATAAGCACCCCAAAGATCGAGGAAAATGTCGGAGATTTTCGACTCATGTCTCGTGAGGTTGTGGAGAACATTAAACTGTTGCCTGAGCGCAATCTTTTCATGAAAGGCATACTGAGCTGGGTGGGTGGTCAGACGGATGTCGTTGAATATGTACGCGCAGAGCGTGTTGCTGGCATCTCAAAATTTAATGGCTGGAAATTATGGAATCTGGCACTGGAAGGTATCACAAGTTTTTCAACCTTTCCTCTTCGCGTATGGACTTATATAGGCTTGTTTGTTGCAAGCATTTCATTTTTATATGGTGCATGGATGATTATAGACACCCTTGTCTTTGGTAACCCAGTACGCGGGTATCCCTCCCTGCTTGTATCAATACTTTTCTTGGGTGGAGTGCAACTGATCGGGATTGGTGTTCTCGGTGAATATATAGGTAGAATTTACTTAGAAACAAAATCAAGACCTAAGTATATTTTGAAGAAAGGTAGAAAATAACCATGAGCATATGTATTAAACAATCAGCATTAAAAATATTATTGGCTTTATCAGCACTCCTAATAACTTGGTTGACTACCAGATACTTTCCAGTTGAACCGGATGTTGCTAACAGCCCAATTGTATGGAGGCATATTTTAGAGAATGGTATATCATCAATCCACGACTGGAAACCAACCGTGGATAATTGGTATTTCACCGTTTACCCAATTAACTTTTTATTTTATATGCTGTTAGGTGATGATGGCTTAGTAGCATTAAGATTATCAACTGCAGTTTTCTCTATTGCTATAGTAATAGCAGCGATGTTAACGCTACGTAAGGCATTCGGGTTTACCCCTGCTTTATTTTCTATTATACTTCTATCTCTAATACCATATTTTTCATACACTTATGGTTTTGTATCACATCCTTTTTCTCATAATTCAACAAACGCTTTCGGCTTTTTATGCTTGCTTATATCTGTTTTCAACATACAGTATAAAAATATATTTATCACTCTCCTCTTAAGTTTGACAGCATTATTTTCCAGCGTATCCGATCCGTGGTTTACAGCTGCATTTTTTATTCCACTATTAATATCTTACTTTTTATTCTCTGTATGGGATAAAAAATTATTTAAGCATACTGCATTAATACTATTTGCATGTTTAATCTCTCTTTCCAATGTATTGCAAAATCTACTTAACATACCTCCCCACCAATTTGAAATTGTATCACTCAATGATATGATTTTAAATGCAAAATGGTGCATTCTGTTAATAGGAAAAAGTCTTAATTTATTAGTTGTCGACAATAACGCAACATCTTACGCCTCATTTGTCATTTGGTTCATTGCCATTATTACATCTGCGTGGTTTGTTTTATCGGACAATAAAAAAAACACATACCGTATTTATATTGTGTTATTTTCATTATTATCTATCGCAGGTATTGTCTCATCATTCATACTGAGCTATAAATCCCCTGATTATATTAGCATGCGTTTCTTTATGAATGTTACCTGTTTCGCACTGATATTGTGCTGTATCGGTACATCAACAAAAGCAAAGATATTATTTTATCTAATCGCATTTTTATTTTCGATCAGTTCAATTAAATCTTACACAAATAATGCTTCACCATTACACGATCAGGAGAAGATTGTTAAATCATACATTGATTTTTTAAAAAAAAATAATCTCCATTATGGGTACGGCTCTTTTTGGGATTTGTCAATGACTGTAAATTGGTTATCTGGTGGGGACATACAGATAACTCCTGTTTTCTTTAATGCTGATTCGGGGAAAATTAACTTTACTGGCGTGAGACAACAGACACTGGCTTCTTGGCATAGCAAGGAGGCGTTCAATTCTGCTCCTGAGCGACAGTTTATAGCAGTTTCCATAGCTAACGAACCTGAACGATGTAAAGAAATGACATCCTGCCTTGCAGGTATTCAAGAACAATTAGGTAAGCCTGACGAAGTTTTGAACTTTGAAGGAAGAGTAATATTAGTATTTAACAAAAAACTTAACCTATAGTAAATTGCCCCCTACCATATAAACCACACTAACGAATGAATAACCCGTCTTTTTCGACGGGTTATATCCCTATCAGGAATAAAAATGGAGTGGTTGCCGTATACAACAAACCCTCATTTAGAGCTATATTCTAGAGTATATGAGATACTATAAAGTTGAAGGAGCTATCATTAGAAAAACCATATGCTGTTATAATTAGATGTCTCGCTTTTCATCCAATAACGAATTTTCTCTTATAGATTGCTCTCTGGTTTTTTCGGCCACTCTGTATTTTTTATATCAACACGCATCAATAGTGCGCGATATTTTTTCCATGCCAGTAACAGTTTCGTTTCATCATCTGTTGCCATATCTAAATCAACCGCATCCTGAAGCGGCGCTATTACATTCGTTGCCTCTGCTATCAGTGCAGATTTCTTTTCATTATTTATTAAGGCTAATTGTTCTGGTGTTGGAGAAGGACGGTCAACAATGACAGGGTGACCATTCTCACCACAGGTAATCATTTTTGTTACACTCTGCGAATTAATCAGTGTTTTCCACTCTGATTCCGAGATTTCCACTGCATCATCAGGAATATTGGTGCCGTGAAATTCAGTCGAATAAAATCCGTTTGTCGATGCAGAATAAAAATATGACATTTCGTTAATATCCCATTGCAATGTAATACGCATCAGCAGATGAACCATATCCTGAACCGGGCGACACTGTAATATCAAATCCAGTGTTCTGGACATTTGTCGCCGATACAGTCGGCTGCCCTGACGCGCCAGTAACGTTCAATGTAACTGTGACAGCAAGGACTCTTGAGAATGTCATCGGGAACCTCATCCCGTATGTTGAAGATACATTAGGGGAGCCATTCAACTGACCGCACTGTAAAATTAATCCAGACGGAAATTTTTGCGCAGCAGCCGTTGCGGTATTACTTGACGCGAACAGGCTCATATCAGGTATCTGATTCGCCCCTGTACCTACATTCCTTTTAGCTGCTTCTCCCAAACCAAGGTTTTCGAGAGCCGTTTTCACCGTGCCATCCGATTTGATATCGCCAAACGGATTCTTGCGGCTTAACAGCAGCGCGCGAAGTGCGGTAAGCAACTGATCGTGCCGCCCCTTCTCCAGGCTGGCACCGGATGCCTCCACCACGCTGCAAAGTGAGGTAGCCTGAGTTTAACGGACACTCCTTCCTGAAATAGAATGGCATCAGAAGGAGCTAATAATGAGCAGAAAAACCCAACGTTACTCTAAAGAGTTCAAAGCCGAAGCTGTCAGAACGGTTCTTGAAAATCAACTTTCGATCAGTGAAGGCGCTTCCCGATTATCTCTTCCTGAAGGCACTTTAGGACAATGGGTTACCGCCGCCAGAAAAGGGCTCGGTACTCCTGGTTCCCGCACGCTGGCTGAACTGGAATCTGAAATTCTGCAACTGCGTAAGGCGTTAAATGAAGCTCGCCTTGAGCGCGATATATTAAAAAAAGCAACAGCGTATTTTGCACAGGAGTCGCTGAAAAATACGCGTTAATCGAACAATGGCGACAACAATTTCCCATTGAAGCGATGTGTCAGGTATTTGGTGTATCCAGGAGCGGTTATTACAACTGGGTACAGCATGAACCCTCAGACAGAAAACAAAGTGATGAGCGGCTAAAACTGGAGATTAAGGTGGCACATATCCGCACTCGCGAAACATATGGAACCCGGCGGCTCCAGACGGAGCTGGCAGAGAATGGCATCATCGTTGGTCGTGACCGACTGGCACGTCTTCGTAAGGAGCTGAGGCTACGCTGTAAGCAGAAACGCAAGTTCAGAGCGACTACGAACCCGAACCACAATCTGCCTGTTGCGCCAAATCTGCTGAACCAGACGTTCGCTCCTACAGCACCAAATCAGGTCTGGGTGGCGGACCTGACGTATGTTGCCACACAGGAGGGATGGTTGTACCTCGCTGGTATCAAAGATGTTTATACGTGCGAAATTGTCGGCTACGCCATGGGAGAGCGCATGACAAAAGAGCTGACAGGTAAAGCCCTGTTTATGGCGCTCAGGAGCCAGCGCCCACCTGCCGGGCTAATCCACCACTCTGATCGAGGTTCACAGTACTGCGCATACGATTACCGGGTCATACAGGAGCAGTTTGGTCTGAAAACATCAATGTCGCGTAAAGGTAACTGTTACGACAACGCTCCGATGGAAAGCTTCTGGGGAACGCTGAAAAATGAGAGCCTGAGCCACTATCGTTTTAATAACCGGGATGAAGCCATCTCAGTAATACGGGAATACATTGAGATTTTCTACAATCGTCAGCGTCGTCACTCTCGTCTGGGGAATATCTCCCCGGCAGCCTTCAGGGAAAAATATCATCAGATGGCTGCTTAAAAAAAGAACAAATGGTAGTGTCCGCTATTGCCAGTACACCTCATGGCTCGAAGAGAAAGCACATAAGAAATCACTGGACGATGACAAAAGCCGGATCGGATTCTGGCTTCAACATTTCGCAGGGATGCAACTAAGAGACATCACTGAATCAAAAATTTATTCAGCAATGCAGAAAATGACGAACCGGCGTCATGAGGAAAACTGGAAACTCAGGGCAGAAGCATGCAGAAAAAAAGGGAAACCTGTTCCAGAATACACGCCAAAACCAGCGTCCGTTGCAACGAAGGCTACGCATCTTTCATTTATAAAGGCCCTACTAAGAGCCGCAGAGCGTGAATGGAAAATGCTGGATAAGGCACCAATTATTAAAGTGCCTCAACCAAAGAATAAACGGATCCGCTGGCTGGAGCCCCATGAAGCACAAAGGCTGATTGATGAATGTCCGGAGCCATTAAAGTCTGTTGTTGAATTTGCACTGGCAACAGGCTTAAGACGCTCGAACATCATCAACCTTGAATGGCAACAAATAGATATGCAGCGCCGGGTGGCATGGATAAACCCGGAAGAGAGTAAATCAAACCGCGCAATTGGCGTTGCGCTGAATGATACTGCATGTCGCGTATTGAAAAAACAAATCGGGAATCATCACCGTTGGGTATTTGTGTACAAGGAAAGCTGTACCAAACCAGACGGAACGAAAGCGCCAACAGTAAGGAAGATGCGGTATGACGCAAACACAGCCTGGAAAGCGGCGCTGAGACGGGCTGGTATTGATGATTTCAGATTTCACGACTTGAGACACACCTGGGCAAGTTGGCTGGTTCAAGCCGGAGTCCCGTTGTCAGTGTTACAGGAAATGGGAGGCTGGGAGTCTATCGAAATGGTTCGTCGATATGCTCACCTTGCACCTAATCACCTTACCGAACACGCACGGCAAATAGACTCGATCCTGAACCCATCGGTCCCAAATTTGTCCCAGTCAAAAAATAAGGAAGGTACTAATGATGTGTAA